TCATTAGGGGGGTTTTGTTTGTCAGAACATAAATTAATTTTAGGCGATTGCTTAGACGAACTTCCTAAAATTTTTGATAAAAGTATTGATTTAGTGCTAACCGATCCGCCTTATGGAACGACAGCTTGTAGTTGGGATACTGTAATTCCATTTGATAAAATGTGGAAAGAATTAAATAGAATTATAAAAGATAATAAAGCAATAGTTTTATTTGGTGCAGAGCCTTTTAGTTCTAATTTAAGAATGTCTAATATTAAAAATTATAAATATGATTGGATATGGGAAAAAGATAATGGAACTAATTTTGCATCTGTAAAATATCAACCTTTTAGAGTTTCAGAAAATATAATTATTTTTGGAAAATTTCCTATAACTTATACTCCTAAAAACATAAAATGTTATAATCCTCAAATGAATACTGGAAAATCTTATAAAACAATTAGTGGAAAACAAAAAAATGAAAGTGCTATTATAAGAAAAGGATCAAGAGAAAATATGAGCAATTATGAAACTATTAATAATGGAGAAAGATACCCAAGAAATATAATAAAATTTAATAGAGATAAAAACAAAATACACCCAACCCAAAAACCAGTTGCTTTACTTGAATATCTAATAAAAACCTATACTAACGAAAACGATACTGTTTTAGATTTTACAATGGGATCAGGTTCAACAGGAGTTGCTTGTAAAAATCTTAATAGAAATTTTATAGGTATTGAAAAAGATGAAAAATATTTAGATATTGCTAAGCAAAGAATTGAGGGGGTTTTGATATAATATGAAACAAATTGTAATTCCTTACAAACCAAGAGAAATCCAAAATTTTTTGCACAAAAAATGCGATGCGAACCGATTTAATGTTGTAATCGTTCACAGAAGGGGAGGTAAAACAGTTTTCGCCATAAACCACTTAATCAAAGCTGCTTTGACAAACACAAAACCTTATCCAAGATATGCCTTTATTTCGCCATATAGATTGCAAGGTAAAAGCACTGCATGGGATTATCTCAAACAATTTTCCTCTGCCATACCAGGAACAAAATTCAATGAGTCGGAACTGAGAGTAGATTTTTCGGTAAACAATAGCAGAATACAAATTATTGGCGGTGAGAACTCTAGTGCTATCAGAGGACAGTATTTTGATGGGATAGTGTGCGATGAAACTCAAAACCTTTCGCCAGACCTCTTTGACACCATTTTAAGACCATGTTTATCGGACAGAAAAGGGTTTGCTATTTTTATCGGCACACCGATGGGAAGAAATTGGTTCTTTGACTTACATGAGAAAGCTAAAACAAATAAAGATTGGTTTACCTAAGTGTTCAAAGCTAGTGAGACTAAGATTATTGCTCAAGAAGAATTAGATGCAGCCAAACAAACAATGTCTCCAGAAAGTTATGCTCAAGAATTTGAATGCTCATTCCAAGCTGGAATCTCAGGTTCTTATTTCGGCAAGGTGATTGAGGAGTTGGAGCAAAAAGGTAGAATTACAGATTTCGATATTGAGCCAGACTTAGAGGTAGAAACATGGTGGGATCTAGGAATGAACGATAGCACTGTCATAACCTTTGCTCAACGACATGGTGATGAGGTTCGAATTATTGATTGTTATGAAAACTCAGGTGAGGGATTAGAGCATTATCTGAATATCATTGACGAAAAACCTTACACCTATTCTAAGCATATAGCTCCGCATGACATAAGGGTTAGAGAAATAGGTACTAATAAATCTAGGTGGGAAACAGCTAAGGAAATGGGGTTAGAGTTTGACATCGCACCTAAACTTAGTGTAGAAGATGGTATTGAGCAAGTTAGACGAATGTTGCCGAAGTGTTACTTTCATAAAAACAATTGCAAAAAGTTAATTGAGGCATTAAAATCGTACTGCAAACGATGGGATGAAAAAAATAATTGTTTTAGGAACAAACCTTTGCACAACTGGGCATCACACTTTTGCGACTCTGTTCGATATGGTGCAATAGTAGAACCTGTTGAAAGATCCGATTGGTCTAAGCCGATCAGAGTAGATACGAATTATATAGTTTAATATGGCAAAAAAAATCATAGAATTATCAGATCCAAAATTACGAAGTTTACTTTCAAATCAAATTGAAAATGCGTTAGGTTACTTAGGTGGTAATCTTTCTCAAAGTAGAAGAAAATCATTAGAATATTATTTAGGAGATAAACTTGGAACAGAAATAGATGGTCGTTCACAAGTAGTGTCAACCGATGTTGCCGATACAGTTGAAAGTATCTTACCAAATTTATTAAGAGTATTTACTGCATCCGAAAAAGTAGTGAAGTGCGAACCTGTAACTGCTGAGGATGTTCCTCTTGCCGAACAAGCGACAGCATATTTAAATCATGTTTTTTACAAAGACAATAATGGTTTCCAATTACTTTATAATTTTTTCAAAGATGCACTGATTGAAAAAAATGGTTTTCTAAAAATTTATTATGACGAAAGCGAAAAGGTTGAACATGAAACTTATAAAAATTTAACCAAAGCTGAAAAAGATTCTTTGATGGACACACCGAATGAAATCGAAGTGGTTGAAGAAGAAGTTTATGAAGATGAAAAAGCGAAAGAACAATTTGAGGCATTACTAGAACAATATGAAGATCAAGGAGTAGATGTTTCAACAGTAGAGAAACCAGATTTTAATTTATACAATTGCAAAATTAAAAGAACTTCAATGAGTGGTAAAATAAAAATTGAATCAGTACCACCTGAAGAATTCTTGATAGACCGAAACGCAAAATCAATCGAAGACGCAGACTTTGTTTCTCACAAAGTTTTAATGTCAAGATCAGACTTAGTTGCGATGGGTTACGATGAAGAAGAAGTTGATAACCTACCTACTTCAGAAGAAGACATTTACAACACAGAAGAAATTGTCAGACAAAGAAATATTGATGAATATCCTGTTGACAGTGCTACTGACAAGTCAACTGAAAAAGTTTTAATCTATGAGTCTTATGTAAGATACGATTACGATGAAGATGGTATTGCAGAACTTAGAAGAATTATCTCAGCAGGAGATAGCGGTTCTATGATTTTAGAAAATATGCCTTGTGATGATATTCCATTTGTAACTGTAACACCAATTCCAATGCCACACAGATTTTATGGAAGAAGTTTATCGGAGTTAGTTGAAGACATACAGCTAATGAAATCAACTGTGATGCGTCAAGTGTTGGATAATATGTATCTAACAAATAACAACAGAGTAGCGATCATGGATGGTATGGTTAATATGGATGACTTATTAACTACTAGACCTGGTGGTGTGGTAAGAACAAAACAACCACCTAGCCAAGTGATGCAGCCTTTACAAGCACAACCAATTTCACAACAAGCCTTTCCTTTATTAACATATCTTGATAGTGTTAGAGAGGTGAGAACTGGAGTTACTAAACAAAGTCAAGGTTTAGATCCAGACACTCTCAATGCTAAAACCGCAACAGGTGTTAATGCGTTAATGACGCAAACTCAAATGCGATCAGAATTGATTGCAAGAATCTTTGCCGAAACAGGTGTTAAAGATTTATTTAAAAAAATATTTGAACTGATGGTAAAATATCAGGACAAAGAAAGAATTGTAATGATTAACAATCAGTATGTTCCTGTAAAACCTACTGAATGGAAAGATAGATTTAATATTTCAATCGTTGTTGGCTTGGGTACAGGTTCAAAAGAGCAACAATTAATAGTTTTAAACTCAATTTTAGAAAGACAACTTCAAGCATTCCAATTACAAGGCGGAAAAGAGATGCCAATGGTAACTTTGAAGAATATGTATAACACTTTATCGAAAATTATTGAGAATGCAGGACTAAAAAATGTTGAAAGTTACTTCGTCAACCCAGATGTAGGTAAACAAATGATGCCTCCACCTGCACCACCACCTCTAACACCAATAGAGAAGATAGAATTTACAAGAATTGATGCTGAGAATAAGAGAAAAATTGCAGATTTAGAGTTACAGGCTCAAGAACTGCAACAAAAAACTCAACAAATGGCTTTAGACTTTGAAGCGAAGATAAAAGAGATGGCATTAAAATACAATACACAGCTAGACACTGCAAAAATTAAAGCTGATGCAGACTTAGACAAGATGATGATGGCAGGAGAGAACAAAATTCTTGAACAAGCCACAAAATCAACTAATATGTTTAGCCAA